GCGCAGCCTGACGTGCTGATGCGAGCGCTCAGAGCCAAGGTTACCATCAAGCCTGCACACGCAGTTCGGACGGACAGGGCCATCAAGCTGGGGTTCTACACCTCCCCTGGTGGCCAGAAGCCCTCCCCGTTGGCGACGACGTCAACGGAGCCGGCCGCGCTGAAACCGAGGGATGGCATCGCGGTGGGTGTGGCATCCGTGCTGCTTCATTCTCTGAGCAGCACGTATCGCAGCGACCCGATGAACCCCGACCCTAACCGTGTATATGACCGTACGGTTGGAGAGTTCGTGAGCGAATACTACACCCACGCGGACGTGGTCAATAAGCTATCGACCACGTTCTTTATGAAAGGGGGCACCCAACATACCCTCGGAAGAGTTCTCAAAGCTCTCCCGGAGCATTCTCGGGACACGAAGGGACTTCTCAAACCGACCACTCGGGATGAGGTCAAGCGTGCCATGCTTGCGTGCGGGTTTGGGGTCATGGCTACGGAATATAATCAGAAGCCGTGGACGATCCTTCATAAGGGGGTCCAGATCCAGAGGAACATGCACTCTGGATTCGGATTTCCGTATAATATGAAAAACCCCGACGTGGTGAACCAGCTGTTTGGGCTACTGACGGCTCCCTTTGAGCATCCTCAATGGAGCGAGGACCCAGCCAAGGCTTACCAGCATGCACTCGCCTACAACCCCGCGCTGGTTCTTTGCATTGGAAAGGCGAAGGCCGACATGTACTCTGCAGAGAAGATCCGCAACCACGAAGCTAGGTTCTACCTAACGCTCCCTGCCCACCTTGTGTGCATGGTGCAGCAGGTCACGCAACCCTACTCGGACGCGAAGGCAACCATAAATGACGTGTTCATGAGGGTGGGCCTCACGCCCACGGAGCGGTATGACATGGCTCGCAAGCTGCACTCGGCGCAAAAGGTGGGTATGGTAGGCTCCACTCCGACATTCATGGCGTGGTGCATGGAGGTCCAATTAGCTGAAGACGGGTATGCGTACATGCACTGTGGTGATGACACGCTAATCAGTGTGTGGATGCACGATCCTACCAAGCTGCATGATGACGTCGATGCACCTCCTGCTGAGGGCGCCTTTCAGCTCCTCTGCATGGGCCTTGACATGTCGAACTTCGACCTGACACAGGATCCCCATGTGTGGCACAAGATTGATGACTGCATCCAGGAGGACATGAGGAGGATCGAGCCCAAGATGGCAGACCTCTGGGGAGCCTTGCGCAAGCATAGGCTCGTCGCCCTGCATGGTGCAGGAACGGTCGTCATGAAGGGTGGAGGAGCGTCAGGGTTCCCAATGCAGAGTGAGCTTAATGACGTTATCGCCGAAATCGTGTGTCAGCGGGTGATACGCCGGATCTGCAGGAAGGGCGACCCCTCAATGCGCACGTGCCGGGGTGGCATATGTGGCCCCAACGTGTCGTACAGCTTCACAGCAGATCAGGTGCATCTCGCCATCAAGGAGGTTGCCCACGAGACTGGACTCACCATACGTACGGAGTTCATGAAGATCATCCGAGCGAGGGCTGGCAGCTTCAACGTCAAGCGCTGGAAGACGGCGCAATTCACCGACGACGCGGAACAGGACCTGGTGTATGGACAGCCTCTCTGGAGGCACCCGAAGTACAGCATGGGGGCCACTCTGTACGAGGCGGAGGAGTCCCTCATGTTCCTCGGTGTCGAGCTTCGCCCGCACTTCGTTGGTGAGTTTGAATTCCGCGCGCGCAAGGCAATGTGCAAGTCGTGGGAAAAGGTCCTTGCTGAAGTTCAGTTGGACGGATGTGCCAAGTTCTCCTACTTGACTGCCAAGGCGAAGAAGAGCCTCAGGGAGCAAGTAGCTGCAGGAGCTGCCTCAACTCACCACTTCGTTTGTCTCGACGCAAGCGGCAGGAAGGACTGGATACGCCCCGCATGGTTTGAATCACAGGTTGTGTTCGAGCCCACTCCTCCTGGTCACCCCGATCACGGGTGGGACCACGGGGAGACACCGCGCCTCCAGCCCAAGCACTCGTCCGATCCCGATCGAGATAGAGAGCTTCGATACGTGTGGTGCTCTCCCCGTGCTACAAGCCTCGTAGACGCCACGAGGGATATGTTCGCAGATCCCACCTTCGCGGCTAAGTCGTACGTGTACGTGGGGTTGCCCAACTTCGCTCGGCAGCTGCCAAGGATGATGTACTCCTCTGCACCATGGGTG